CGGCAGGGCGGTGGCAAACGCTTCAAATCTTCCCCCCTTATCTAACAGGGGGGGTACAGAAATCGAAGACGCCGGTGCATTCCAAGAAGCCTTTGAATGTTACGAAACCTATATCTTGGACGGTAAAGGCAACCTCTTAGGCGTTCCGCTCCGTCGCGGTGTATCAGATTCCGCCTTTATCGACCAAATCAGCTTTTCATTTCATGAAAAAACCTTTTTCGACAAATACGGTGTCCGTGTCAGTTTGTTGGAAGACGAAGATTTCATCCGCGCCGCTTCCATGCTCGCCGAAGAAGTTTTCGGTTTCGGTATCTACAAAGAATCCAAAGGTTCGGGCGGTCGTTTTTATGAGCGCTGTTGGTTGATGGGTTCGGAAGACGCCTTGTATGGTCGCGTCCATTTCGGCGGTCAACAAAATACTATCCTTTTCGAACTCTCCGGAACAGGTTGCGGCGTCGCAAAAGAAGGCTGGGAATCCCGACTTTTCGCATTCCTGACCAACGCAATTCGCCCAAAAATTACTCGCGTTGACGTAGCCAAAGACTTTTTCAACGGCGAATACAGCCCGAACCAAGCCCGTGAAGACCGCAATAAAGGTCTGTTTACCTGCCATCACGTCAAACCCAAAGGCGAATGTTTGGGTTCCGACTGGGAAGAAGACGAAGAAGCCAAAATGACCAAAGGCAAGACCTACGGTATCGGCTCCCGTGAATCGTCCAAGTACGTCCGCGTCTATGAAAAAGGTAAGCAATTGGGCGATAAAACAAGTACATGGACGCGATTTGAAATTGAATTCAAAGCAAAAGACATCGTTATCCCTTTCGAAGTTTTGCAGAACCCGGGCGAATATTTCGGCGGCGCATATCCGATTTGCGAACGCTTCGCCCAAAAGGCAACGCGCATACACGCGCTTAAAGAAGACAGAGTCATTTCAGCCGACCGTTATCTTGAATGGGTAAAGAAACAGTTCGGGCGTGCGGCCAACGGTCTGAAATTCATCTTTCCCGATTTGGACAAAGCCAAACTGTTTGAACTGATTGAGCCGAATCATCAAAAGCTGCCCAAGGCTTTAGCTCCCGAAGCCTATGACTGCGCTTTTTTGAAAGCCCAAGCCATCCATGAGCAGAAACCATTCAAACCGTACAAAGACCCTTACGACATGTATGAATATTACGCGCGTCTGGAAAAACAGCTTGAACAGCAAAAACACGTCACCAATGAAGAAAGCTATAACAACTTCATCTACGACAAATTCGCAAGACTACCGATTTCATGGGCTTAAAGCGTCTGCCCGCAAAGACGTTTAATCACACAAGGAAACCAAAAAATGAACATTCAACTTCAAGGTCACATCGTAGGCGTTAAAAAATTCAACGGACAAATAGAAGGCAAGAACTTCGACTATTGCCGCCTGATTGTTGCCACGCCCTTAGACAGCTCCCAAGGCAACGCATTGGGCAGCTCTACCACTGAATACGATTTCGGCGGCTCTGCCAACTTCGAGCAGTTCCGAAACGTCCAATTTCCGATCGAAGCAAACCTCAACGTAGAAATCGTCACTACGGGCAAAACCCAAAAACTGAAAGTCATCGGTTTTCAACCCGTTAAGAAAGGCTGATTGAATGCAGAAAGTCTATGTTGTCCAGTCCGTATCAACAGGGGACTTTCTTTATCTCTCTCCTGAAACGGGTGACATCGGACATACCAAATTAATCACAAATGCAGATTATTTCTATGATTTCGAAGAAGCGGTTAACGCAGGTTTGGAAGAAATCGGCAACCAATACGAATTTGTCGTATTCGGATTTTTGAAAGACTGAATTTCGGACGTTCGGCGGTCGTCTGAAAAAATCTCCATCCATTACCGCCAAACACTTTTTAAAGGAAAACACCATGAAATTTATGCAATTCTGCCGTAAAAACGGTCAAAAACTGGCTGTCGTTGCCGCCGCTCCTCTGGCTCTCGCTGGTCAAGCATGGGCTGAAGTACCTGAAAGCGTCAAAACCGACTTGGCTAATGCTAAAACCGATGCTCTGTCAGTTGCGGCAATCGTACTGGGTATTATCGCTTCCATCTTCGCAATCACTTTGATTCGTCGCGTGTTGCGCTAATCCAAAATTTTCAGACGACCCGCCAAAGGTCGTCTGAATTTTAAAGGGGCATAGATGGGCTATCAAGTCGGAAACAACTGTTACGCAACCCGCCAGGACGCCGAAAACGTCTATTTCAGTTTAGTACCTCCGAAAATTGGCGATGATGGAAAGTTGTATCAGTTAAATTTTAATAAGTTTGGCTGGAAATATGGTGAGCAGATTTTAAAAGCCGAATTGCCTGAATGCAACCCGATAGACAGCATGAGGGACGGTTCATACATCGGCTGGTCTGTCGTAGCCATTATGGCTGCCGTGTGGGGGATGAAGCTGTTATGGCAGAAATTGAGGTAGTCGCATGATGGACTTTTATTTCTATCTCGGCGTATTTGTACCGGTCGTGGTGGGCTGGATGATTTTTAAATAGGTAATGATATGGAAGATGATTTTGAGTATGAACAAGGGGCTAGTTATGGCGGGGCAGATTATGGCTTCGGTGACTTTATGGAACCAGACCCCGAACATGAAACGCATGAAGAGTATATGGAAAGAGTTTGGTCGGATGGTTATGACCAAAATCAGGATTATTTAAATTTCCTTATTGATGCAGGTCTTATGCCCGAAGACAGTACGGTCGAAGACATGATAGATAGTGGTTATAGTTTGCTTTGATGACGAGGTGATATAATCCCGACTTCCGCAATCGTTACGAAAGTTAGGATTATGTTGATTGAAGAGTATATTTTTAATTGCAAAGTAGATAAGAGCAGCAAGTTTTATGGTATGCCTTTGGCAGAAATAGCAGTTAATTTATTAATCGAGAAAAATGTTAATGACATAAATTTCTTTTTTAATTTGTGCTATTTCTTGAATAAATCAGATGGCACATATTGGAAATTCTTTTTTTCTGATGGCTCTCTACTTGTTTTAAGTGATTGGGTCAATGAAGTTAAATATTTTGTTTTCAGTGATGACATTAGCTTTGCTGAATGGTTATGCAATAGGTCAAACTAGAAATTTTCCTGTTGGAAATAGAGTTAATTTAGAGGTAACGACTAGAACTGGTAATAATTTTAATTGGGAAAAAATTATAAATCTAAATACATATAATTCATCAACAACCACATCAGCAAGAGTTCTAGAAACGTCAACGGGCCTACGCTCTGCCTCAACAGTCCCCGTAACCATAGAACAAAAAGTATCCCGTTCTACAGTCCTAAGAAACCTGCTCTCAAAAGCCAAAGCAGGTGGCAAATTCGCAAGAGTAGGCGGCGGTCCTGTCGGTTTTGCAGTATCGACCGCTGCTTTTTATCTCGTTGAACAAATGCTTGCAGATGAAGGTTACGTCTATGACGTAAAGAAATCGGACTTTGTTACAGACAAAGAGTACAAATATTGTCTTAAAAAATCAGTTTATGACAGAAATAATAATCTTATTGGCTGGGAAGAATTGGAATGCGTCGGTCTAGGCGTTGAATCTTATAATCTTGATAAAAAAGGGGTATCACATTTAAGACCTTATCGTGATGCCATGTGTCGAAGACATTGGCAGACATTAATGCCGCAATATAGACCTGAAGACGGTTATAAATTCAAAACAACTGATTATAGTGACTGTTATATAGATTCACCAAAAGACAGCGGGCGGGCTGCCGGTAAATTCACATGGGAAAAGATGCAAACCCAGTCAATAACACAGCAAGAATTTGACAGAATTGTCGGTCCGAAAGCAGACAGCAACCCTACGCCCTATGTAAATGCAACCGCAAACGAAGACGGCAGCATTCCGGGTGCATCAGTAAGCACGCCGAGCGTGCCTAATGGAACAGTCATGACACTTGGCCCCGCAACAGGACAAGACGGCAGACCTTTCCAGATAACTATCACTTTTAAAACAGGGGCAGACGGCAACACAACCGCAACCGTAACCACAACCCCGCGCCCCGACCTCACACCGGGCAGTCCTGCCGCGCCAAAAACCAACCCAACCCCAACACCGGGCGAAAATGGCAAGCCAGGTTCGCAGCCAGACCCCAATCCTGACGGGAAGCCTGGCTCTCAACCAGACCCAACGCCCGACGGCAGCCCGTCCGATAAAACAAAGCCCGACCCTGACGGCAGTCCTGGCGGCAAAGACAAACCTGATCCAAATAGCACGCCCGATGGCAAAAACGACCCAAAGCCCGACGACAAGCCGAAAGAGGATGATAAGCCCAAAGAAAGCGGCGGTTTATTATGTGAAGTGTTCCCGAATATCCTAGCATGTGCCGAAAAAGGCAATATAGAAGAACAGGAAGAACCATTCAAAATACCGCATACCCAAAACGAAACGACCTTTAGCCCGGATTTCTTCCTACCTGATAACGGCGTTTGTCCTGCTCCCCGAACGGCAACCTATTTAGGCATAACGATGGAATTCAAATATGACCTGATTTGCCGTTTTGCCGAAATGATACGTTTCCTTGTTATCGGTATAGCTGCCGTTGTAGCCGCATTTATCATGTTCTCAAGCAGAAAGGACTAAAGCATGCAAGCCGCGTTTTTCGCCATATTACAAAGGCTGCTGACCTATATCGTCGTAAAATTATTTATAGCCATCGGAATCAGTTTCGTGACCTTTACAGGCTTTACAGTGGGTCTAGGATTCGTAAAAGACTACATCAGTAATAAATTCAATTCCATGCCGTCCGATATTCTGCAAATCATTATGATGGCAGGTTTCGGACACGCATTAGGGCTGATATTCGGCGCATTTGCCTTTAATGTCGCAATGCAAAGTATAAGCAAACTGTCATTCATACCGGGTGGAGGTAATAAATGATTATTCTACAAACAGGCGTTCCGGGCAGCGGAAAGACCAGCTCTGTCGTCAATATGTTGATGACCGACGAAAGCTATACCCACTTTACCGACAAAGACGGCGTCAAGAAAAAACGCCCGCTCTTTGTCAACGGCATTCCCGAACTTAAAATAGAACACGAAGAACTTTCAGACGAGCAAATCAAATCCCAGCCGTTTCAAGACTTCCTCCCTTATGGCTCACTCGTCATAATAGACGAAGCACAAAGGCTGATGGGTACGCGTTCCGCCGCTTCAAAAGTACCGCCGTTTATTGAAGCCTTGGCAACACACCGCCATCACGGTTTGGACATCGTGTTGATTACGCAGCATCCCAGCTTCCTTGACAGTTTCGTCCGCCGGCTTGTCCAACGGCATATGCACGTTTCCATCAAGCCTGTTGGGCGCAAACTCTACGAATGGAACGAATGCGTCGACCAGCCCGATAGCAGCGTCAATATTGCCAAAGCCATTGAACGAACGTTTGTCGTGCCTAAAAAGTCCTTCGGTATGTACAAATCTGCCGAAGTACACACCAAGCCCAAACGCCGCATTCCAAAAAGCCTGATATTCGTCGTCTTGTTTATACCGCTTTTGATAGGCTTTACGCTTTACACGATAAACAACATGAGCAAACGGTTCAGCGCGGACGAACAGCAAACAACGTCAACAACAGCCGCGTCCGATGTAGATGGCACAGAACCGAAAACCAGCCCTGCGACTGCCGATATAGGTCAAAATCTCAAACCTGAAGACTTCGTCCCTGTACTTGCCGAAAAGCCTGAAAGCAAACCCATTTATAACGGCGTCCGCCAAGTTAAAACATTTGAGTACCCTGTCGGCTGTGTCGATGGCGGCAAAAGCGGCTGCACCTGTTATTCAAGTCAGGGCACACCGCTGAAAGAAATCACAAAAGCCATGTGCAAAGACTACGCAAAAAACGGCTTGCCGTTTAATCCGTATAAGGACGAACAACAACAGGCAGCCCAACAGCCACAAACAGCACCGCAGACCGCCTATGAGCCTGAAAATGGACAAGTGCTTACGATGGGCGGGCAAAGTCCGAAAAACCTAATGTATGACGGCTATGTCGAAGCAGGTCAACAGTTTGCACAACGCGGTGGGGTCGTCGGTTCGCCTTGACATAAAGGTCGTCTGAAATTCAGACGAC